CCCGCCGTAGCGAGTTCAGATAAAAGAAATCCCCGCGAGTGCGAGGATTGTTATTGTCTTTTCTTCGTGCATTTGTCGCACTTTCGGCACCATCCAGATAGGCACATCCGTCCGCAATTAACACATATAGGCCACATCATTTTTCCTCTTTTGGTTTATGAATCTGAATGGTCATGCCGCTTTGAGTGGTGACTACAATGACAGAACCAGGCTGAAGGCTGTTAAGATTGAATGCTTCGTAAAACGAATCCAATGCCAGTGCTTTTTTATTCTTTCTGTTCCACCAACGCCATCCCTTGCTACAGGCTACACTGACAATCCACTGTCCACTCCTGTAAGCCATATAAAACCAGATGAGCAAAACCTGAAGGAAGGCTATCCAGTCAATAATTGTATATTTCGCGAAGGAGTCCATTACTTCACCTCCTGCGGCGGTTCTGGTAGCGGCATCCAGTCGGTTACATTGCGGCTCTGTGTTTCAAAAAATTCATCACCATTGCGGACAATATCGAAAAACTCACCGTCTCGATATTGCGCATGAAGAACGAATGCGCCATCACATAAAATAATTACGTGCTGACCATCCTCTGGCATTCGCTCACTACAGCTTATCCAACCATCCGGAGTTACCGGCACTGGCTTGGCGGTATAAAGCGGTGTTATATCTGCCCGAAAATTACATGCTTTATGCAGCCGCACCCACCGTTCGACTTCTGCTTTGTCAGAATACATACCAGTGAACGTGTTATATTCACGGTCAATTTGCGTGAATGTTACCTTCCACGCCACCGGCTCTGCTTCCAGTGACGCCAGTGCGATACGAAACACATTGGCAAGCAGGCTGTCTGAAGATTGGTTATCGTGCGCCGGGTCGCTCAGGAAACCAGTGATGAATGATTTAATTTCCGCGTTTTCTCTGGTAATAGTGGTCATATCAGTTCTCCTTATACGGATTAATTTTATTGTGCAGTGTGTTGAACGACGCCCATACCACGTCGTTATACAATTCAATAACTGGCTCAATTATTTTCCCGATTGCCCAGATAAAAATTAGCGGGGATATCGGTATCATCAACACGATAAACAGAATGAGAAACATGATTTCTATTGTCCTGCTTCTTCGCGGGTATTCTTTTCTGAATAATGTAGGCACATCACTCTCCTTTAGTGCGCAAGTGGTTTTTCCAGCGGTTTTGCGCCGCGCTGGGTTTGTTAAGAAAACACATCACGATATCAGCCGTGTTTGTGAACAATCCCATTCTGCGGTTACTGAGTTTTAACCATTGCTGGACGCCGCGCGCGTTTCTACAGGTCAAAAGAATTTTTGCTTTACGGTTTTTCATCGTTTTGTTCTCCTGCGTTTGCGTTTCTTTGCTGCTCGTCGTGCCGCTGCAATACCGGTATGGCGGCGCTTTGGTGCCGGAATGCCGCCATCAGTAGTAAAAAAATGCGTTTTTATGAGTGACATATCCGCCCAAAGGCGGATCGGATGCGGTAACAGGCCAACAAATGCCACCTGCATTACGAATTCTCCTTGTGCAGTTGCCTATTAACGTAATCCACAATTTCAGATGACAGTTCAAACGGCGATTTCATCGCGTCAATATCCAGGTTTCTGTCAATATGTCGGATTAAATCATTCAGGGTTTCAGCACGGATTCCAGATTCAGAAATGCTGTTTCTGCGGCGATCCTGAAGTTCAATCAGGAACTGCCGTAAAAGCGTCCACCACTCGCTGTCTATAACCGGCGAACGCATACCCAGCATTTTGTCAGCATCGGCAATCAGCTTTGTCAGCCCCTTATCGCTTATTCTGGTTTGCTGGTTCGCTTTTGTTTCCAGTTCTGCTATGTGCTTCTCTGCGGCTTCCAGCTTCTCGCGCATATCGTCAACGTACTCGACCAGAGAACCGCCAGCAGGAATTTCGCACTCCTCGACCAGTTGGAAGTAGATATCAGCTGCGGCCCGTGTGTTGCTATGCCTAGCGTCGCCCATCTCACCTTCACGAAGAGCATCGCGTTCGGCGGTAAGATTGGCTATTTTGCTGTCTTTGCCTTCCAGCTCAACGCGCAGCTTCCCTACCGTTAGCGCAATATCCTCGTTCTCCTTGTCGCGGGATTTGATGTATTGCTGGTTTCTTTCCCGTTCATCCAGTAATGCTAGAACTTCCGGGTCGCTAACATCGATAACAGTGACGCGGGACAGCCCATAATGGTCATCTGCGATACTGCGGCCTTCTGCGTAGTAGCAACCTTTGTCGTCGTAGGTTGCGCCTGTACATCCATACGTGATGTGTCTGCCACATATACGCTGCACTGTCATTTCATCACCACAAATGCGGCATTTTGGTACTGGTTGCTGTGAATAACGCTCACGCAGTTCCTGATAGTTAATTTCTCTCACTGGCTGCCTCCTTTGCGAAGCTCTGCAGCGAAATATACAGCTGCGGAAACAATAGCTGCATGTCGGTATTCACCATCAGAAAAGAGAGAATCTCCCTTAAGTGCATTGACGATACTCTGATGATTTTTTGCCAGCATCTCCACACCCTGCGCCCGTACTTCAGCCAGGAAAGCATCGGTGGCTGGGGTTTCCGTGAAGTTGTCCTCCCAACCGTAGTACTCCTGACGACAGAAGTTATTAAATTCCTTCTCCGACTGTTTAAGCGCCGCATTCTCCGCTGCCAGCGCCGCGCACTTGGCCTTCGCTTCAGCAAATTTACGCACCAGATATTCAGCGTTTGTTTCGTTAACCTTTAAATCTCGTGGGATGCATTTACCTTTCAGAAAACCATCCATTTCAATTAGTGACATTTGTTTCATTTCTTCCCACTCCGCAACATCGCATTTAGATATTTGTTTTGATTCACTGACGGAAAAGAATTTCTCTTAAGCAATTCCTCTCTCGATGGCATTGGCTTTACGCGTTGGCGAATAATCATTTCTGCCGGAAGAATGCTGGGATTGTATGCAAGTCCTCTCATGGTAAATTCCTCAGTCATTACTGATAGCGCCATAGCGTGAGCGGTAATTACGCAGGCGCGGGTCGATATATTCAGGGAAGTGGGTATATGTGGCTTTGCGGAATGGTCGGATTGATGTCTGGTAAATTCGCTCGCGTTCTTTTTTCTCTGCAAGCCAGATACAATGGCGAAATTCCTTTTCCTCTTTCGTTTCCTGCGGTAGCGACATTATCAGGTCGTAGTTTTTTCTGAATTTATCCAGCACCTCCAATACGGAATTGCCGGAACAGCGGCGCGCGTCGTCCGCACCATACAGAGGCGCTGGCATAATGGAATCCTTATTTTCAGTAATCAGAAAGGAGGGTAATCGTTCTGGCTGTAACCATAATCATCTGCATGATTCTGGCTTACGTTTTTAGAGCGATTGTCTTTATCTTTGAGGTTGGCAGCCATGTTGGCGATAGTTTCTGGTTGCTTGCCTTCCGACTTTTCTTTAAGGGTTTGACCTGTTTGTGCAATAAACGGGATGCGTATTTCCATCTGGTAGCTGTCTGCGCCAGTCTTTTTGTTTGTGGTTAATACTTTCTGGAGCACTAACCCGATTTTCTTTCCATGAAATTCAGGTGCAACAAATTTACTGGCGGAAACCATATGTTGCGTTAACCGCTTAATCCCAACACACCCCATCATGGCGTGGACGACATTTGCGCCAAATTTATTTTCCGTTCCGTCATTTTTCTGAACACAAACGCTAAGATATTGTATTTTACGTCCGTCGTCGGATTCGCCAGAAAACTCAATAAATTTTGCGCCTTTTTCTGATTGCTTTAGTTCTGCTTCAGTAATGGTAATTATATGAGCGCCAGTTTCGTTAATAAAACCACCTTGCCCTGCGGTCAGTGCTGCTTCTTCGTTATAAGTAAAAATCACGTTGCTCATGCGGCGTTTTCCTTAATTTGATGAACATTATTGATGCCGTAGTAATCACAAACAGTGGCATCGACGAAAGAGAGATCGTTATCAATCTCATTGGTATCAAACATTCCCATTGGGGATTTAACAGTGTCTGCACCGTTGTTTTTCGTGGTGAAAAAGAACTGGTCATCACGGGTAAGGGTGCGAAGAACTATAGTAAACATGCCTTCAACAGTGATTTTCTCGTCCAGCATTTTGCCGATAGTTTTCATTTTCACGCGCCCCATAGGTGTTTCTTCGGTGTGCGCAAGAAAATAGACTCTCAGGTCATCAGGCGCATCCTGTGCAGCCTTAATCACCTCCCATGCGTGGCGGCCTATCTCAGTAAATTTATCAAACGACTTTTCTTCTGAACGGCGCATAAACTCATTGCTCATCACATACTGGAAGTCATCAACAATAACGATTCTTTTCCCGTATTCGTGAGCACGCTTAATTACGGCAACTATTACGTCCCATTTGTCAGTGGTAACTACGGTTCCTTTTTTTGCTCTGGCATCCCATGCCAGCCATTCTTTTGATTTAAATGGTAGCGGCTTGCCTATTGGTTTTATAAGTATTGCTTCCTCTGGATTGATATTTCTCATGCTGGTTGATTTTCCGGTGCCAGACTCACCGAGTATTAATGTCGCAGTTCCCATAATTTGCCTCAGAATGGTAATTCGGATGGGGAGGAAAGAAACTCGCGCTCATTCATGCGCTCTCTTTGTGCCTGCCATAAACAAAGTTGTTTCTTTGATTTATCTCCCGCTTTACGCCAGTAACGAGCCTCAGCAATGTGATATTCTCTTTTTAATCGACTTAACTCTGGAGTTTTCGCCAGTTCTACCGGAATCATTTTGACCTCCATTTCCTGTAGGCTTCGACGGCCTCACGAAACATCTTTTCATCGCCAATAAAAGTGGCGATAGTGAATTTAGTCTGGATAGCCATAAGTGTTTTATCCATTTTTGGGAACTCCTGGCTGATTAAGTACGTCGATGAGTTGTTTCCATCCGTCACGTAATTTACGGGTGATTCGTTCAAGTAAAGATTCATTTAGTTGGAAGGCACCCATGCGAGCGCCTCCCGCGATTGCGTAAATCATGGGTGGTTCCTTATGTTGGTTTTATTAGTAGGTTATTTTTGTTGCGAATACTTCGCCTTTTACGATGGCTGTTATGATATTTTTAGCAACATCTTCTGATGCGCCAACCTTGATAAGGTCAGCAAGTATTTTGTTATTTACTTCTTTCCGGTGAGCTTTATCCTTTGCTCTACGCTCTTCTTCGTCCTTGATTCTTTTTTCTTCTGCTATTCTGGCTTGCTCTTTTGCTTCAGCCTCGCGCCGGATTCGTTCTGCCTCCTCCTGTGCTTTTCGGCGTTCTGCTTCAATTGCCGCCTGCTTTTCTCTTTCCGCTCGTTCTGCTGCCTCTTTTGCTTCGCGCTGTGCTCGTCGCTCGGCTTCAATGCGTTCACGCTCTGCACGTTCCGCTGCGGCCTTAGCTTCTGCTTCTCGCCTTGCTGCTGCTTCAATTTCGGCTTTTGCCTTTGCTTCGGCTTCAGCTCTGGCTTTCTCTTCAGCTTCTCTTTTTAAGCGTTCTTCATGCTCTCGCTTTTCCTGCTCCGCTTTGAGTCTTGCCTCTTCTCTTTGGCGGTCAAATTCGCGATCCATCAAAATCGCTATTTCATGGTCAGACTCAATTTGCTTTGCGAGAGCTTCAGCTGCTGCCTTAGCTTCTTCTTCGGCTTTAATCCGTGCCTGTTCCTCCTCATAATCAGTAAGAGGCTGGCGCGCCTTGGCTTTCAGTTCATCAAGGCGATCGCGCACTGTCTTGCGGTTGTTATCAATTAGCTTTGGAATTTCCTTCAGTTCAGCAACAAGGTCTTTGCCAAGACCATCGAGATATGTTTTCGTCTGCGCAACTTTATACGCCAGAGAAGCGATCTCCTTTCTGCCCTTTGCCGTTGTGATATCAGGCACAAAGGACATAACTTCACGTTCAACCTTTTGAAGGATTTCTTCAATCTGGTCGGCAGACTGAAATACAGTCATTGCATTTGCTTTTTCAATAACAACTAAATCTGTTACTTCACTCATATATCCTCCTTAATTTGTATGCGTCAAATCCGCGCTCAGGCGGCTTTGATAGTCATATCATCTGAATCAAATATTCCTGATGTATCGATATCGGTAATTCTTATTCCTTCACTACCATCCATTGGAGGCCATCCTTCCTGACCATTTCCATCATTCCAGTCGAACTCACACACAACACCATATGCATTTAAGTCGCTTGAAATTGCTATAAGCAGAGCATGTTGCGCTAGGGAAGGTGCGAACAAGTTCCTGATATGAGATCATCATATTCATCCGGAGCGCATCCCAGAGGGACATCATGAGCCATCAACTCCCCTTCGCCGATAGTGAATTCAGCACTAAGCGCCGTCAGACCCGAAAAGAGATTTTCCTCTCCCGCATGGAGCAGATTCTGCCATGGCAGAATATGACCGCTGTCATCGAGCCGTTTTATCCCAAGGCGGGCAATGGCCGACGGCCCTATCCGCTGGAGACCATGCTGCGTATTCACTGCATGCAGCATTGGTACAACCTGAGCGACGGTGCCATGGAAGATGCCCTGTACGAAATCGCCTCCATGCGCCTGTTTGCCCGATTATCCCTGGATAGCGCCCTGCCGGATCGCACCACCATCATGAATTTCCGCCACCTGCTCGAGCAGCATCAACTGGCCCGTCAATTGTTCAAGACCATCAATCGCTGGCTGGCCGAAGCAGGCGTCATGATGACCCAAGGCACTTTGGTGGATGCCACCATCATTGAGGCACCCAGCTCTACCAAGAACAAAGAGCAGCAACGCGATCCGGAGATGCATCAGACCAAGAAAGGCAATCAGTGGCACTTTGGCATGAAGGCCCACATTGGTGTCGATGCCAAGAGTGGCCTGACCCACAGCCTAGTCACCACCGCGGCCAACGAGCATGACCTCAATCAGCTGGGTAATCTGCTTCATGGAGAGGAGCAATTTGTCTCAGCCGATGCCGGCTACCAAGGAGCGCCACAGCGCGAGGAGCTGGCCGAGGTGGATGTGGACTGGCTGATCGCCGAGCGTCCCGGCAAGGTAAAAACCTTGAAGCAGCATCCGCGCAAGAACAAAACGGCCATCAACATCGAATACATGAAAGCCAGCATCCGTGCCAAGGTAGAGCACCCGTTTCGCATCATCAAGCGGCAGTTCGGCTTCGTGAAAGCCAGATACAAGGGGCTGCTGAAAAACGATAACCAACTGGCGATGTTATTCACCCTGGCCAACCTGTTTCGGGTGGACCAAATGATACGTCAGTGGGAGAGATCTCACTAAAAACTGGGGATAACGCCTTAAATGGCGAAGAAACGGTCTAAATAGGCTGATTCAAGGCATTTACGGGAGAAAAAATCGGCTCAAACATGAAGAAATGAAATGACTGAG